TTAACTTGATGTTAAGATAGCGTCACTGCAATAAGCAGGTTACTTGAAAAGGAAGTCATCATGACAACAGCAACACAGATCCAGACAGAAGCTTTGATCGCAACTGTCACTTCTGACATCGACGCACTCTACGTGCTCGACCAACAAGCCAAAGCATTGGCTGAGCAAATCAAAGCCTTGAAAGATTCCATCGCCAACAAATACGGCGAAGGCGAGCACAAGGGCGAACTCCACAGCGTGACTGTCAAGATGGTCGACATCTCTGGCACTGTTGACTACAAAAAGCTTTGCGTAGCTTACGGCATTCAAGATGCTGTCCTCAATACTTTCCGCAAGGAAAGCCGTGCTGACATCCGCGTAACACCAGCTAAGTAAGGAGATCGACATGAACAAGAAAATCAAACTTCAAAACATCTACGCTGGTCAACTCGTGGTCACTAGCAACAGCCCAGAAGCCCAAGTGCGTACCGTTGAGAGCGTTGAGGGTTTCATGGTTACCCTGACTTGGTACGAAGGCACTAACCAGTGCATTCAAGGTGTTGACTACTCTTTGCTGATGACACCAACCATTGAGCAGATCGAGTACAGCATCAGCAACCATGGGCGCCTTGCCAACATGGAAGACGTCAAAGACGTAGCTCTTCTCATCGGCTAAACCAACAGGGGGCCTCGGCCCCCATCAAAGGACAACATCATGATTCGCTTTAGCAAAGAAAATTTATTGACCATGTTGCAAAACAAAATCATAGACATGGAAAGCATCTGGGGCTTTGTCCCTGATAACGGCACAAACCAGATCAAAGACAAAACAGAATTTGATCGCGTTGTGGCTTACGGTGAATACAACTCACTGCTCGAGGTTTACGAGTCGATCAAGAACGGCAACTATTTCATCTGACATATCAGCATGAAATTCCTCGAACTATTTGCAGGCATTGGTGGCTTCCGCCTTGGGTTAGAAAAGGCAGGTCACCAGTGCGTCTGGGCTAACGAATTCGTACCAAAGGCGGCAAGCATTTATGAACACAACTTCAAAGACAAACCAGACGGACGAGATATCCGAACAATTCACGTTAATGAAATCCCAGATGCCGACTTACTCGTTGGAGGATTTCCATGCGCGACTTTCAGCATTGCTGGCAAGCGAACAGGGTTTGGCACAGAAGATACACGAGGTACTCTCTTTTTTGAGATCTGCCGACTTCTCGCTGGTAAAAGAATCCCATATCTATTCCTTGAAAACGTTAAAGGACTCCTCAACCACGACGGAGGGCGAACCTTTGGAGTTATCGTCGCAAGTCTGGATGAACTGGGGTATGACGTGCAATGGGAATGTCTTAACAGCAAAAATTTTGGAGTCCCACAGAGTCGGGAGCGAGTCTTCATTGTCGGCAATCTTAGAGACAGACCCAGACCCCAAGTATTTCCTATCGGAAGATGCTATTCAACGGATGGTGTTCAAGACGGAGCGCAACAAGCTACTCAACCGAGGGTTCAAGCCGCAAATCATAAAAGGTTTGCCGTCGGAACCCTACTTCACAGACTTTACGAGGGAGACACTAACAACGTCTACCTTGAAGACGGAGTATGTCGAGAAGCTTTCGATTCTGGACACGGATACACCGCCAGAGGACAAGCAGTTGGGTCTTTTCTGAGACAGCTCACACCGCTCGAATGTGAGCGCCTTCAATCACTGCCAGACAACTGGACTAAGTGGTATGCCGATGGCTCTCTTGTTACTGACGCTCAGAGATACGAGCGTTGTGGACGTGCCGTCACTGTCAACGTCATTCATGAAATTGCAAAGAGGTTACCAGTATGAAATCTTGGACATTTGAAACCAAAGAGATAGCAGACACATTTGACTCTCACGTTCGTGAACAGCTACCGTGGTATGACATGGTTACGGACGCTGTTTGCTACATCACCCGTAACTACTTGACTGACGGCGGTGTTGTGGTGGACGTTGGCGCCTCCACGGGGAACATGATTGACAAGCTCATGCCATTGACCAGAGAGCGCTATGCAGATGTTGTTGCAATTGAGAAAAGCCAATCAATGTGCGCAATCTTGAAAAAAAAGTACAAGCAAAGCGATTGTGTGTTTGTTGAAAATGCAGACGTGATCAACCATGAGCTTCCCAATGCTGATGTGCTCATCGTATTCCTAACCATGATGTTCATCCCAATCAGAAAGCGCAGGGCGCTTATGCAAGCCCTCAGAGCCAGTTGCAAGCAAGGTGGGGCCATCATAGTGGTGGACAAGGTTTGCGATCACCAAGGGTACTTCTCGACCGTCCTAAAGCGCCTCACGATGCAGTTCAAGCTTCAGCAAGGCGCCAAGCCAGAGGATGTGCTCAACAAGGAGATGAGCTTAGCTGGTGTGCAGATACCAATTGACCCAGCCATTCTGGGGGAGGATGCCAAGCAATTTTTCCGTATGGGTGAGTTCGCAGGCTGGGTAATTGAGTGTTAGGGAAAGTCCCTATGTCTGATCCGTTTTAATTTGATGTTACAATCACGACACGCCAATAAGGCGGTTACTTGAAAGACCAAAATGAAATATACAAAACTCACCGCTAAACAACACATGGTAATGATTGATTTTTTGGCTACTGCTAAAACCAATTCACTTACCAATTTAGCCGCTTGCGTCCCATCAAGCCACGCATTGTTTAGAACAAATCAAGTTCGCCAAATCAGGGTTGTTACAGATGCAATCGCTTGGGGTTGGGATGAGCTTGGTAATCGTGTTCGCCTTACCCCTGACCTTCGCGTTTTGCAAGAAAACGGTTGGGGCGATAGCGCACGATAAAAACAGGGGGGTTACGGCCCCCCATCAATCACAAATTACTTGAAAGAAATCAAAATGACAAACGAAATTCAAACTGTGATCAAGACAGCAAACAACGTCCGCATCAGCGTAGACGAGCACGACGACGGCGTATGGCTGTCCCTGCAATTCCGTGGTGCTGACGTGTACACCACCATGAGCCTTGAGGAAGCCGAGCAAATGATTGTCGGACTGCAAGCAATTCTTCTTGTCAAACAACCAGCATGAGCGAGACCATCATGAGTGACTACATCAAAGGATTCGACGCAGGTGTGAACTGCGTTTTGACCGAAATACAACGCTTGGAGAAAATCGGGCCTATAAGCCTCGATCAGCTCATCAAGCACCTTGACCCTCAACTCGACCAGAAAACGGCTCCAAAGCCCGATAAAGGGTCTCCATGAGCATGGCTGTGATCAAGAGCGTACGAGTTGCGCTCCGCGGAATACCTGATGGCATGACCCTAGAAGAGTTAGCAGATTTGCTGAACAGACCAAAGACCAACGTCAGGAAGGTTTTAAAGAACATGCCAGACGTATACATTGACCGATGGGAAGTGGCGCCAAGAGGGCAGTACAAAGCTGTCTGGTGTGCCTGCATCCCCCCAACTGACTGCCCAAGACCAAAAGGAGTAAGCAATGGATGACGACGATATTCAAGACTATGTTCGCCCTTGGAAGAGGTTAACGGACGAGGAGATTCAGAAGGCTCTAGGGGTAACTTCTGAGAGCTCCAACTGGAACATGATCATGGTGCTCGAGTGGGCAAAGAAGATTGAAGCCGCAATTTTGGAGAAAAACACATGACAAATCAATGTTCAAGTTGTGGCGGCTTTTGTAGAAAGTCTGGTTGCGAACGCGAAAATGTAAAGCCTGAATTACAGCGCAGATGGGTAGGGCTGACCGAAGAAGATATGCCTGATGGCGAAAACCCAATGTTTGACCACGAATACTTTATTGCAGGGATGGTGTTTGCCGCCAAAATTTTAGAGGAAAAGAACACATGACACCCGCAGAACTGCTACACACAAATGCCGCAAGGTACGCGACCAACCGAAAGAATGCTTACATTGAGGCCATGAAACGAGGCGACGTCGATCACATGAGTGAACAAGCGTTGAACGGAAAATGGCTTGCTCACTACGAAGGCTATCGTGAAGGCTACTGGGTTGCAACAGGCGACAACAAGTTTACGACTGACCCACTCAAGGAGAAACCATGACTGAATGGACAAGCGAAGAAGACGAAGCCTTCAACGATGTTGAGAAGCACAGTAACCTTGGCAAACAAATACTGCGTGAGCTAGGACAGCCGTACCACTACGATCTTTTTGTGTCCCCATCACAACGCAATCAAGTGCTGGAAGAGGTAGCGCTCGAGTTCGATAAGATGACCAACTTCGGAGACACGGCGGCATCCTTCGCGGTATTCGTAAGGGGCATGAAGCAATGACAGAGCAGATATGGGAAGCAGACTGGATCAACGAGAACCCTGAGCTAGCGAACAAAGCCATCACAGAGCTACAGACTCAGGTGCAAGAGCTAGAGTCAAAGCTGAAACACGCAAACAACAAAATCGCCAAACTAGAAAGCCAAAACAAAGAATACAAGCTCACCATCAAAGACATGGATAGAAGGATCATGAGGGGATTGAAAGACTAACCGTTGCAAACAAAACGAAACGTGCGTTAAACTTCACGTTAAAAGGAGTTCCAGCAATGGCAAAGAAACCAAAGAGTCTTCCCAGCGACACTGTCGCCGACGTGACAGGTGAGCCGCAAACAAAAGAAGTGACCAAGACAGGTCGTCCTTCAAAGTACTCAGAAGCTATAGCGCTAAAGATCTGTGAGCAGTTAAGCGAAGGTGTACCGTTACGAGAGATATGCAGACAAGAAGGTATGCCTGCATGGAGAACGGTCTACGATTGGATGTGGAGGAACGAACAGCTTTCCACAGCCATCGCTCGTGCGCGTGATATTGGCTACGACAAGATGGCAGAGGAATGCCTATGGATTGCCGACAACCTCCACATAGGAACCAAGAAGGTTTACAGCTCTGGTGCTGAGGAGGGCGAGGACAGCATGACCGTGACTGAGGAGGACATGCTTGGTCACCGTAAGCTTCAGATCGAGACTCGTCTTAAGCTGTTGGCTAAGTTCAATCCCAAGCGCTATGGCGACTACAAAGCCCCTGAACAGAAGACTGACCCAACGATCATTGATGTGTCGGTCAGGGATCTGATGGACGTGGCTGTCAAGCGCCTTGAGTTGATTCGGATTGCTGAATGAGCGCAGTCATTGACAAAGATGTCCTCGACATCCTGCAAGACAAAGAGCTCCTGCGCAAGCTTGGCCCCTACCACGGAGCGGCATACGCCACACGCATTAAATGGCTCTCAGGCGCGTTTAATCACCAGAAGCTACCCCAAGGTGAGTGGTGGTCTATCTGGCTCATGCTGGCTGGTCGTGGGGCTGGCAAGACCCGTACCGCGGCTGAACAGCTCTGGTGGTGGGCATGGGAGAACCCAAAGACCCGCTGGCTGGTATCTGCCCCCACATCGATGGACGTCAGGGGTACGTGCTTCGAGGGTGAGTCAGGGCTGGTCGCTGTGATCCCAGAGATCCTGATCGCTGATTACAACAAAGCCCTGCACGAGATCACGCTGGTCAACGGGAGCTTGATCAAAGGCATCTCAGCCTCTGAGCCTGATCGCTTCCGTGGTGGTCAGTACCATGGAGCATGGCTGGACGAGTTAGCCGCATGGGACTACCTTGACGAAGCTTGGTACAACATCCAGTTCGCTGTGCGTCTTAAGAAGGCTGATGGCAGGACTCAGGTGATCGCCACCACCACACCTAGACCCAAAGACCTGATCGTAGAGCTTCTAGGCAGGGAAGGGGACGACGTAGCCATCACCACCGCCTCGACCTACGTGAACCTAGCTAACCTTGCTCCAAGCTTTCAAAAGCAGATCCTTGCATACGAAGGTACTAAGATCGGCAGGCAGGAGATCCACGCTGAGCTGATCGACCCAGAAGAGTCAGGTATCGTCAAGCGTGAGATGTTCAAGCTGTGGGCGCCAAACAAGGAGTTCCCTAAGTTCGAGTACATCCTGCAAAGCTATGACTGCGCCAGCTCAGAGAAGACTGTCAACGATCCGACAGCCTCCATCACGTTCGGAGTGTTCAAGCCACTGGATGGCCCGATGTCCGCAATGGTGATCGACTGCTGGCAAGACCGCCTCCAATACCCTGATCTGCGCCCCAAGGTGATCGAGGAGTACGACGTGGTCTACGGTGAGGGCAAGAACAAGAAGCGGGTTGACCTGATCCTCGTGGAAGACAAGTCCGCAGGCATAGCTCTTATACAAGACTTACAGCGTGGGCACTTGCCTGTCAGAGCTTATAACCCCGGCAAAGCGGACAAGATCCAGCGCCTCAACATCGTCTCCAACATCATCGCCGCTGGGCGTGTATGGATCCCTGAGAGCAGTGTCAGGAAGGGCTACGTCAAGGATTGGGCTGAAGGCTTCGTCTCCCAGATCTGTAGCTTCCCTGACTCAACCCATGACGACTTCGTGGACGCCTGCACCCAAGGGCTACGGTTCCTACGTGATGCTGGCTGGCTGGACATCGACGGAGCGCCAAGGGACGATTACGACGAGGAAGACTTTGTGGACAGTGGTATGTCCCGTAAGCTTGAGAACCCGTACGCGGCATGATGGACGGATGCCAACACCCAAGGTATCATTGGGGCAACAGCAACTCAGCAGGATAAGCCATGGCTGACGAAAACAAACCAGCGTTCTACCCACGAGTTGGGAACATCAAGGCAAAGAACTTCAGATCGGCTAAGCCAATGCCGTTCATTGATGACGAACGTGCGATGGAGCTCCCGCAGTACAGCGAGAACATCAGAGGCTTAGGCGGGGTTGACCTCAGCGTCCCTACCAAACAGAACCTAGAACTCAACAGACGCATTACCCAGCGCGATGCTGACCTCTTGCGTCAAGTGCAGGCTGACAGGTCTATCCCTGAGAAGCTTGCTGGTGGCTTACAGGCTGGTAGGTTCATGGGATCAGCCCTGACGCAAGCGATCAACTCCTTGCCTACCCGCATAGCCAAAGGCGACGAGGCGGCTGACAAGTTCATCCAAGAGCGCATTTACAA